TCTGACCACACGCTCGTCTCCCGCCGCCTGCCCCTGGCTAAGGGCCGCAATCACCGCCCTTGAACCGAGCTGTTCGAACATTACATCCATGTGGCTTTTCATTGCCGCATCATTTCTAATCCACTCTTGACTGACGTGATCAAAATTGAAGGGGGCACCCTCTTCGCCTTTTTTAGACAACTTCATCAAGCCCCTTGCCGTTTCTGATATCTGGGTGTACCAACCAACAACCGCTTCTGACGGAAGAAAGTGTGTATATGCATCAAACCGCCCCAGAACCTCTTTCAAAATGTCCGCCTCCATTCTATTTCCCGGCGTGGCCGAAGGGTCTAAAGTCCAATCGTTTAATTCGCTCCCCAATTCATCCGTAAGCCGTGAAACTAGATCGGCCTGCTGGTTTGGCGGGATGATAAAATCACCCTCCTTGTCCACTGCCGTGATGGCCGCCATTGCGAGGGCGTGGGCCTTGTGAGTCCCCTTCTGTTTGGAATCTATTCCCGAAAGGAACCTATCGATTGCCATCTCCGCTTTGCCAATTTGGCCGTTTACTACCACATCAGAGCGGACTTTTAAATCATCATCTGCGATAATAAGGCTGTAATACTGATGCCACGCCGCAGAGATGGTGCCTTTATATTTCTCTAGGTGCTCCTTCCGCAGTCCCTTCGCCTTTACCAGCGCATTTAAATCATCATGCATTGGTTTGTTTTTTGTTCTATAAATATCTTTAAGGCGACTTCCCGTGAGCGTAATAAGCGCCTCCCTCTGGCTTCTATCGAACTCGCCATAGAGCTCATCTTCTGGGTCGGCCAGCCTTGTCAGAAACGCCCCAACATCATCTTCGCTTTCCGCGCCCGTGATATCATTCTGCGCTCTCCCGTATAGCCCGGAAATCCACGCATTGTGAGTCGCATCGGGCCCGGCAACGCCTTTAAGGATGGCGCGGATCAATTTTGCCTGAATCATCGACTCGGGGGTGCCCTCATCCTGATACGCCTGCATAGTTTTAATAAGCTGAAATACCGATTGCTCGACCTCCCATCGCTGGGCATCCATCGTGTGCTTTGCATTGCCCTTGGCAAAGGTGGCCTCCATATCGACCCCGATGCGCTCCATAGCCCGATTAGAGTAGTGGGAGTTATCTGCGCGAAATTTAGCATAGGCGGGCTGAATAACCTTCGCGTCTAGATCCTTAAATTCTACTTCCTTATTAAGGAGCGCGTCACTTTTCTGTACCTCAAGTTCTGCAAGGAACTCCAATCGGTTATTCTGGAACTCCGCCACCTCGCCCTCGGCAATAATTGTGGCCTTCTTATCGAAGTAGTCATTTACGTTTTCGCCCAAACTTTTGAGCTGTTTTGCCATCTCCATGTCACCAGCCGAGGCCGCCCCGGCCATGACGTTAGGATCGACCTGTACACCCGTGCCTTTACCGGACGGGGACACCTGCGCTGAGTATCTTTTAAGTTCAATAGCCATTATTGTCTACCTAGTAAGTCCATTACTTCCGCCGTTGTTTTAGACCCTGATGGGGCCGAGCCCCTGCCCGTGTTCATACCACCAAGGATGGAGAGGCTGTCCTTTCTGGCCGCGTCCCGTGCTTTTGCCGCCAACGCATTGCTCTTCATCTTCATTTTACCAAACGATACCGCCGCACCCATAACCTGACCCATTGCCGCAGATCGCGCCTGATCCTTGGACGCCTGAACCTGCATCTCGGCCTCATACATGATCATGTTCGCCTTATTCTCCCCCGTAGCAATCTCAATATTTGCCTGACGAACACCCTCAATCAGATCTACCTGCATAGTCTCTGCGTTGTCAATCATCCCAATAAGGTCTGTGCCTCCCATAAGGCCGCCTCTGGAGCCAACCGACATGCGCCCCTGCCCCTTAACCTCTCTCTGTTGTTTTCCCAGCCTGCTGGTTTTAAACTGGATTGCATCACTATTGGCCTTGGCGTTCATTCGAACCACAGCCGCGTTATACTTGGCCGCCCTTTTGCGAGCTTTCTCGGCGGCCTTACGAGCCTTCCCCTTGAAGAGACCCATTGCGCCGCCGATGACGCCACCGACAACCGCCCCCCAGGGGCCGCCGAATTTCGCGCCCATCGCCGCTCCCGACGCCGCTCCACCTACTACTTCTGCTGACATTAGTTACCTCCAATTTTCACAAGCGAGGTAATACTTAACACAGTCATAGGATATGGTAAGTCCTGCCTTACTTCAATAAGTTTCTCACGTTCCCAATCAGATCCTATAAAGAATCTAAGTTGTCCGGTTTCAACGGCCACCTCTTCTCCGGCGAGATCGTTGGTTGATACCACTGGCAGAGTGCTTAATTGTTTGCCCGACTCGCCGACGCGACCGCCCTTTGAATTAAGGAAGCGGGTAACCACATTGGCGATTGCCTTTACGGAGCCCTGAGTGAGCCCCTCCCTCATCGCGGGCTCAATGGGCATTGGGATAAGAACAGATTCAAAATTAAGTCCCGCGAGGATGGTGTTGCCATATCCGCCAACGGTGACGGAGCCGTCCGTTACCACTTGGTCGGACTCATAATTTCCATCAACCAAAACCTGAACGGTCTTGCCCTCAAGGTGGGTGAGTCCGTCCATGATCTTTTTAACCAAACGAAAGTCTCCGGCAACAACTGCCGCGTCGTAATTATAAGTTTCATCATCATTAATTGCCGGGTCGCTTCGCGTTGCGAGATTCACCGTAGAGCCGTCCATGTAGTCGGAGCCATCTTCTAATTTTAAAACAAAGGTACTAATAGTCCTTTCTGCAACGGTGAATATCCTATCATCAATGAGGTCAAATCCGGTAACATTCTCCATCCGAATCTTATCATCGTCCACCAGATTGTGGGGATCGCCGGTGTAAACCACCTTGAGCACCGGGGCAAAGGTGGTCTCCTTAGAGTCGAGGTAGCGCGCTACGTCGGCCTGATCTAGTTTCAGGCCGAACGAAACCAGGCCACTCGAGGTAATCGCATCGGATACGTCAAACGTCGCCCATTCCCCACTATCCACATCCTTCTCTTCCAGCAACGCCCCGTTGATGGCCGGACGGGTATTCCACGTGATGGAGCCTTCGGTCCATGTGGTATCGTCCATGGAATAGACCCCGACCTGATTGGTGTGGGAAGTGTTGGAGTTATGCAATTCCAACGTGGCGGACGCGATCTCCCCGGTCAGGGCGACATTGAACTTAATGTAGGATTCGCGCGTTCCTTTTTTCAATTTGAGTTTAGGATTCGAACCATAGTTTTGGCCGGAATATGTCGGGGTGGAATCCACACAGGCATCATCCACCGGCGTAAATTGGGCCCCGAGCGGGCCGATGGTGGCGGTTTCTACCGTAATCTTATAGTCGGGCGCGGCCCCAATCGTAAAACTTCCTGCGGCCTGAGGGGTACCACCATCAAACTTAACGGCAGAATCCACATACCAATCGAGGTCAATGCCGGGCCGGAACCTCTCGATACAGTAGCCGCTCTCTCGCTTGACAACTAACCACACCGCATCCTCATTATCACCCTGAATGGAGCACCCACTAATGATGTCGCCCTGAGTGCAAATTGTAGCCCAGCCTTGAACCCTGTTGGTTCTGTCATAGGTGAGGATCGCGGCGTCCCCGTTGTTCTTAATGCACCAAATAATCTGATCGCGTTGCTTTTGCAGAAATGTTTCAGAGATCCCGGACTTGGTAATGTCTTCACTTATAACATTTAGGTCATTACTGGCAAATGCGTCCTGATTGGAATCATAAACAAGTTCGCGCAGCTTGAGCCCGTTTGCCTGCGTATAAATGATTACATCACTTGCAACCTCGGCTTGGATGGGCGCAGAGCCATAAGCGTTCTCTGTTCTTGTCTCAATGTTTGCCGCAGTAATGAGCGAGTCTCTATCCACACTCTTAACCGATACGGACGAACCCGCCGTGCCCAACGAGAGGTACTTCTTGCCCACAATGTACTTAGGGGTCTCCGGGGTGTCAATGATGCGCTTTATCGCCTGCGTGGATAGGCTCCCGCCTTGGAAATTGGGGAAGCTGTCGAAGTTCGACCCGTAAACCGCCGCCGGATCACCATCGCTACCGGCAAACCAAAGCCGTCCCTGAAAGAACTGTGAAGATGGTGAGAAGCCGCGAACCCCATTGAAAGCGGACTCCGACCAGAGTGATGTAGCCGTTGCCGCTCCTAGCGGGGAGATTATATCGGCGACGGCCGTTAGTGATGCCGTACCGCCTATCTCCGGGGTTCCTATGCTGGTTATCTTAACGAGACCGCTGATAAAGGTGTTATCGGTGGTTAGGGACGCCTTTATTGTTCCGCTTGGTGTCGATTTCGCACTGTACTCAAGTTGCAATCTAACATCAGAACCCTCTGGCTCTGAGGAAAGTAATTTAAAGTTTCGAGCCACCCCCGCTTTTGTATTAGCAATGACAATATAATCGAGAAAATCGCCGTTATTAATACTTCTCTGTACAATAAGGCTACCGTTCCATGTACCGCTAGTGTTAACCTCCCAGTTCGAAAAACTCACCTCAAGTATATCCGAATCAACCGATGCGCTACTGTCAATCCCAACCTCTTTCTGCGCGGCGGAGCGGACATGGTCAATGGCCCACAGAGAGTTAAGGTGAAGAGGCTCAAAGAGTGCGTCGGTAGCCGTGAGATTCCCGCCCGTCCCGGTCGTTGCGTCTGCGGTGATCGTGGTACTAGTAATGTTCTTCTCGCGCAATGGCGGATAGGAGAAGGCAAATTCATTCAATGCAAAGGTGGGCGCAATTGTGGTTCGCACAAGCTCCATAGCCGGGTGATTCGAATGCGTAAGGAGGAGCTTATCGTAGCGGCGCGTGAATTGAATCTGATGCAGTTCGCTCTCGAGGTAGGGTGAGTCATCTCCAGAGACGGTGATGGGCGCTGAACCCGGAATGGAGCCCCCGTCCCACACTCTAATCTTCCCCTCTGTTATCTCTACAACGTAGTTTGCCGTAGAAGAAAAATCAAAAGGAATAACGATGGCAAGTTTGGAATCTTCGCCATCAAGGTCGGTAAAGCCGATAAACTCGGTTCCGGTGCGCCGTTCAACGCCGCCCTGTGGAAGCACAAAAAAGTTGTCGAGCTTGCGACAACCTGTTTTATAAATTTCTAAATCTGTCCGCCCATCCATCTTGCGGGAAACTTCCCCCGCATTGAAAGAGCTGGTATAATTGGTTGCCAAAGTTGCCCCCTTAAATTAATGGTGAATCATAGTTTCTGGAGGTAATCCAGTAGGACTCCTCAAGGGCCAACTCTTTATTCTCAAAAGTGTCAATCGAGCGCGCCTGTGGCAATATAACTTGTTCGAGCTCCTGAATCAGGTTGTTGGTTAATCGGGTATCCAATTGGAGCGGGGTTGCTAGTTTAATGGCAAGAGCGCAGATTAGCGCCTTAACCGAGAGCGAGTCCATGTTCCTGATATCATCAGGTTGCCCCACATACTTAAGAAATAGGCTCTCGCTATTTGAGAGAACGGTACGGGCCTCAACAACCCACTCCTGAGCGTCGTCATATGCCTGCTTGGTCTCGTACACATTAATCACCCGAACGCAATCATTCGGGAGTTGGTATTTAAAGTCGTACTTAAAGGCCGGAACCTCAGCGAGCCGCACTAGCTTTGCCCGCCTCATGCAACAATTCCAAGGGTACAACCGGAGGACTTCATCAAGGGCGGTATCAAAGAGGATATTGCACAATTTGGCACTCCGGATAACCCCATCATCAGTGGCCTGTGCCGTGTCGAGCGATGCGATTGTGTCGGCTCCGATTTTAAGGAGCGCCTGATTGCAAATATCAATCTTTGAAAGACCCATGATAACCTCAAAAAGTTAAGGTGGGGCGGACTTACATCAGGCAGAGAAGGGATACCTGAAAGCCGCCCCTATTAATTAATACTACTACGCTTCGCTAGAAGGAATTACAACTACCTTGTTTCCTTCCATCCGAACAGAACCACAACGCATTGCGGCGTAGGCATACCAGTTGAAGCGCTTATCAGCACGTTTGGTAACCTCAGTTTGGATGCCGGGATTGGTAACCGAGCGAACGCCAGACTTAACCCATGCGAAACAAGCGCGCAATTCGGTGTCATCCCCGTCTACAGGCTTGTCGGTGCTTGCGTCCCATACGAGCTCAACACTTGTATCATTAGTGTCCATGAACGGAATCAGGTTCGAAACAACGAACTCGAAGCCGTAGAAGCTGTTGACGTCGCCTTTGACCAGCGCCTTGATCGTATTATAATCAGAGCTACTCACCTTTTCTTCATCGGAAAGCAACTGGTGAATCTGGTACGGAGTAACGCCAATATACGCCTTATTCATCGGATCATCAAGATCGACATCATTGAGCTCTAGGGTTCTCTTAGCCTCAATGATCTTTTCGAGCGTGAAACCGGCGGCCGAGCCGGTACCTTTAGCAATGATCGTGCTATCGGTGTCCAAGGTTACGGAGGTTCCGCCGCCAACACCAGTCGCCGCACTACCGAGTGCACCAGTAAGGAACTCTTGGTCTTTCTTGCGGTTCAGGGCATGTACCATCTGCTGTACATACTCAGACTCAGGGTTGGTCAGGGTTTTAACCTTATCGAACTTGTCGAGCATCAGGCCAACATCATAGGCACGAGCCGTAACCATCCGACGGCTGTGTTCAATGAAGTTGTCGGGGGAGTTGGCGAATGTGTTGACGTCAGAGGTATTGGATGACCCACCAGCGCCACTACCATCAGCAAGCCCTGCAACTACATTGCCGAGCTGATCGTAAAACTTGTTTTCGCCATCAATGCTTTCTTCGATGCTTTTACCGGCGAATTTACCGCCCTTTACCTGCGAAAGCAGATCGAGGGTCTTTCCGTATTGCTTGACGAAATTTACGTCAATGTTATTTGCGTGTGGTCCATAGGAATTATCGACAGACATTTTTAGTCTCCTTGTTAAGTTATCGTTTAGTTGATGTTCTAATCAGCACCGATTATCTCCACAAGGAAGGTCTTGCCTACCATTTAACGTCTGGGTTGACGGCAACTAGGGGAGGCCCGTGGGTTATCTCCCTTCGTTGCTGACCAATTTCTTCTAAACTTCTTTAAAAGTCAAGAACTATTTTACAAATCCTCACCAAGTTTCCGCATTAAATCGCTACGCTTGCTTTTAACATGCGGGGGAATTGCCTCTCCAGTTTTGAGGTATTCAGCCACATTGGAGTCAATTTCGGAAAGCTGATCCCGAAGCCCCGCCAGCGTATTAGTCTGGTGATGCCCAATCTCAGGATCATCAGAGAACTTCGCCGCGATCTTACCGAGAGCCATTGCCAGCGCCGGATCGGAAAGGATTCCAAACTCTTTAGCCATAGCAATGTTCTCATCGGGCATCCCGTTGGAACTCAGCATAGCCTCAATGCCCGTCATGATACCCTCATAGCCATCGCCCATCTGCTTCTTAAGCTCATTCACGTTGGCCTGATTGGTATCCTCAAAATCCTTGTTCTCAGCGACGGCCTGCTCGGAGATCATGTTCAGATACCAATCAACCGTATCTTTGGTGCTTTCCGCGCTGTTACCCGCCTCGAAAGCCTTCTCCTTAAAGCCCTCAATTACACTCTCGTAGAATGGAATCGCCTCCTCGCCCACGACATCTTTAAAGTCCTTGTCAAGCGCAAAGTCGTAGCCCTCAACGGATTCAGGACGCCCCAGCTTCTGGTAAAATTCATCCCATTTCTCTTTTGGATCGTCCTTTTTTGGGATGTCGCCCTTTCTGCCAGCGAAGCCTTGAAGCTCTTTAATGTACTTACCAACTTCTGTGGCATCCTTACCCTCAAGGTTCTTCCAGAATCCGGCATCCTTAACGTCCTGATCCTTAATCTGCCCCAACATCGATTCAACAAATGACGTGTCGCCGCCCTTTTCCTCGGCTACCTCTTCGACTGCCGCCACCTCCTCAACTGCGCCATCGGCGGAATCCTCGGCAACGCCCTCTTCGACTACAACCTCTTCCTCACTCATATACTATCTCCTCTATTTCCTTCATGTTTAACTGCTGCTTAATAACCCGGATGATCGACCGCAATGAGTTCATCTTGGCCTCCACAATCGGGTCATTATATTCTGACATATCCATCCACTTGCAGAGACCAATTAAGTGCCTCATTACAAGCAGGGCATCCGGATTACCTATGCTGAACAGCTCAACATAGGCTCTCCGTGTCGCCTCCGATAGGTCCTTCTCATCGTCCCACAGCCAATCGTAGGACACCTTATCGATAATATCCAAACTACTCTCCCTCGCCTGCCATATCCAGCATTGCCTCTGCGCCACTACCCTCTTCCGGCTTTCCCGACGTCTTGGAGTACATATCGCCCATTACCTGAGCCGCTTGAGCCTGCCGTGCCTGCTCCTCCGCCTCAGCCCTCTGCTCCCGAATCGCGTCTACCTCCTCCTGCGGAAGCTGTAGCTCAATCGGAACCATATTCACTTCCTGAATGAACCGCGCCGTCTTGTCGGCATCAAGGTTGTCAAAGATATCCGGCTTGAATTGGGCCACTTGAATCATTTGGCTAATGGCCGTCATAGTACCGAACAGCTCGATCTGCCGAGCCGCCAAGGACGCCTTGCCCACCAAATCGAAGTCAATGCTGGCCCCGCTCAGTTCCGGAATCTCAAGCTCTTTAAACTTGCCATTACGAAGCATAATCCCAAAGGCCCGCTCCAGAGAAGGCTTAACGAAATACTTGTTAAGTCTATTCACGGCGGGCGTCAGGAATTGCAAGGAGAGGTTCAATCGCTCCGAGGACTCGAACGCCGTCATGTTCTTTTTGTCATGCAACGGGTTGAAGAGCGGCACATAGAAAGCATCTAAGATTTCCTGCTCCTTCTTCTCAATCATTGCATCATTGACAATAACATTGTCGGACGGAACCAACTGCTCCGGCTTAGAAAGCGGATTCCCCGCGTTCCAATACATGATCGATCCCTGATCATTGCTGATCCGGCGAACCGACCCGTCATTCGGGGCCAACCAAGGCGGATTCGATACGCGCTCTGCACCACGAAGCCGCGAAAGCTCCATGCTGTTGATCATTGGGAGCGTCCGGATCACCTCAGAGGCACACGACCGTCCGTGCTTCTCGTAGTTCGTCTTGTAGAAACGCGCCACGCTGTAGGGCATCTCATCAAAGCCGGACTCAAGGATAATCTCCTTGTCACTCAGGCTGACATAATAGGAGGCAATCTTCTTCTCCGTCTTCATGTCGCTGTTGGGCGTGTATCCATCGCGGGGCATGACAAAATGCAGGAACGTATATTCCCGCTTACTTGTCGATACATCAGCCGCGCTCTCCCGAATCCTCTCGGGCGCATTCTCCCCGAACTGCTGGAGCGCCTGACGAGCCGTTAGCTTAAACTCACGAATGAACGTGTCCACCTGACCTTTGTAGTTCTCGCAAAAGTAGAACTGGTTGATGTAGTGGCTCCGCCAAGTGAAGTCGGCCCGATCATCCGGCTCGCAATAAAGGCCCGTAGTGCCGATATAACCGCAGTGATCAATGCATTGCCCCATCTCCTCATAGAAGTTGGAGTTTTCAATGGCCGCCGCGAACTTCTTTGTAACTGACGTTAAGGCCCGCTTTACGCTGTCGCTCTCCATCAGCTCTTTATTCAGCGTGACCACCCGAAGCCAGCTCTGCCCCTGCGGGAAAAGGTGACTCATCATGCCCGCCGTAAACATGCGCCGCGCCTTGATGCCGATGTCTATCAGCCGCTGGCTGCTCTTGGATTCGCCCTTAGAGCGAGATCCCAGAATGTCATCCGCCATTGGGTTGCAAAACTCGGCGCACGATTCGTAGAGGGCGTCGAAACTGGCTCGTTCCGAACTTGACCGCTCCCCGTTGTACAATTTAATTAGGGATATAGCGTCCATTATTTAATCACCATTCCGCCTTGAGCGCCCTTATCTCCGGCCCGGCGTCTTGTGCCCTCCTGTACGGGATTGCGTAGGTATTTGGCGAAACCGCGCTTCATGGCTTTCTTGTACCTTTTCTTTCTCTTTCTGCGTCCAAAGAGGCCCCTA